ACAGCTCATGGAGCTTTACAAGTAGGTTATTACTATATTTCACAGCTTGAAACACAGAAGGTTGATTTAACATATATCAACGCATCAATAGCAGATATATATGCAAAATTAGGATATCCATTAGGATAGAAAGGAAGGTAAACAATGCCAGCAGTAAAGACTTATACAAGAGTTAATTTTCAGAACTACCCTAGCACAAGTACACCACTTAATGCTACTAACCTTAATAAGTTAGATAAGGGTATAGATGATCTAGATGATGAAGTAGTAACAGTAAAAAATGCAATCGAAAACATGAGTTTCGATGCAGATGCAATCTCTTATAACAATACTCAGAGTGGGCTTCAGGCAACAGATGTTCAGGGCGCAGTAGATGAGATAAATGATAATTTATCAGGGTTTAAGTATTATCCGATAGGAACAGCTATCGTAGGATTAGTTGCTGATGATAGTGCATATACTGATGCTAACGGAAACTACATTCTTGCAGATAGTGCAACTGGTCGAGGATTGATTGACAATATAACTTATAAGAGCATATCAAGTACAGAAAAAACTTATGGAGAGGTGGGTGCTGATACATGTAGCCCTTTTAAGAGCAAGTTAAATCCTATAAATCCAAGTAAGCAACTTTCAAGATATATCATTAGAGCGGGTTCTACTGGAACTACTTTTGACAACTGTTGGAATAGCGGTTGTATGATGTCAATTTTAGGTTATAAACAGTTTCATATTTACGCTAACGCTAATCAGTACATAGGCGATGGCTTTTGTTTTCGCTTTCTTGATGAGAGCTTAAACGTAGTTGGAAGTTATTACAACTTTAGCGGTGGAAGCTGGCGAAGCTATGACATTCCAAGTAATGCTGTTTATGTTGAAGCTGGGTTAAAGTATGCTTCACATTCGCCAGATTATGAACCTTATTATTATTCATTAAATTAAAATAAAGAACGTACTAGGGTGTCTACCATACATTAGTATGCTCTAGCCCCTAGTCTTATATATCATTAATCAAAGTAAATTAAGAAAGAGTTAATCATATGGATGTATTGCAATGGTTATGAATTAACCTAAATAAAAATTTAGCAGATGGGAGAAACTAAGGGTTCGAATCCCCCACTGTCCTGAAAGGGGCGGTTAGTTTAAAAGGAAAAACAGCTATTTAATCATCTACCATGATGTAGAAGGATGTACTGGAAACGTTATTAGCGTTTTCTGCAAAGAAATAATGTAGTTAATTAGTGAAATGATATATCTAATTGATGAAAAATAATAACGGATATAGGTCTTATTATTTCTATTATATCCCTATTCAAAAAAGGAGTTGAGCTTAAATGCGAATAGGACACGCTTCAATAGATGAAAGAGGAAAAGCACAAGGCGGTGCTGCTGGTGATCAGAACGGAAAAGAAGTATGCATCCGTAACTGGTATGAATACAAAGGTGGATGGACATATCTTCTTAGATGTGTAGACCCAGTGATTGCAGATAAGATGGCCACAATATGCGAAGCTGGATGCAATAACCCTAATATTGGTTATGACCAAAATCAGAGGAATAGTTTGTATTCACAATTTAAGGTATATGGTTCACTGAGTGGTATCAAGGCTAAGTGTGAGACAGATTGCAGTGCATTTATGACTGTTTGTACTATAGCTGCTGGAATACCTATTGAGTATGGCACTAATGCACCAACAACTAATACCATGAAGAAGAGATTTAAGGACACTGGTAAGTTTATGCTTCTTACTGAAGCTAAGTTCCTTAAGGGTGCAGATTATCTTAAGCGTGGAGATATCCTGGTTAAAGAGGGGCATCACACAGTTATGGTTTTAGATAACGGAACTAAGTGCAATGCTAGTGTATTTGTTTTATCAAATCCTTACAAAGAACCATTGCTTGTAGTAAAGAAGGGTATGCATGGAAGCTCAGTTAAATGGGTTCAGTGGTATCTTAAGAACTTAGGCTATAAGGATGAAAACGGAAAAGCCATAACAGTAGATGGAGACTTTGGAAAGGCTACAGAATATGCTCTTAAGAAGTTCCAAGCTGATAAAGGCTTAGAAGTAGATGGAAAATGCGGTAGTGCTACAAAGAAGAAGTTTAAGGAGAGTTAAGGATGTCATCAGGAGTTATAGTGCTAGCAATTACAGTTTTATCAGTCATCATAGAGATAACACCTATAAAGTTTAACCCTATAAGCCTTATCGGTAAGGTGGTTAATAAGGATATTCTTAATGAGATTAAAAAAGTCAATGTTAAGGTAGATGGGGTTGAATCAAAGCTCGATAACCACATAGTAATGAGTTATCGAGATGATATATTGCAGTTCCAAGACAAGCTGCTTAACTATCCTAATCGTACATACACTATGGAAGTATGGAATCATATCATATCAAGTTGTGATGCATATGATAAGTATGTTACAGATAATAATATTAGCAATGGCCAAGTAACTGAAGCAATCATTTTTATTAAAGGGTGTCATCAGAAAGCCCTTAATGATAGAAGAATCACCAATTTGAAAGGAGATGCAGCATGAACAATAAGACATACGATATTCTTAAATGGATAGGTATTACTGTACTTCCAGCACTTCTCACATTGTACGGAGTAATAGGAGCTACACTTAATATCCCACATACACAAGAAGTAATGACTATTGGAGCAGCAGTTATTACTTGCTATAACACTATCATAGGAGTTCAGAGTAACAATTATCATAAGAATAAGGAGTAACAATGGTAATAAGCCGATTCACAAAATCGGAGTTGGACTTCTTAAGGCAAGAGTGCAATTTTGTTAATCTTGAGATAGAAGTTTTTGAGGGAAGAGCAAGGGGAAAAACACAAGAGAATATTGCAGAAGAGAATAATATATCTATTGACTGCGTAAGGAAGATATCTACTAAGGTCAATGACAAGATAAAAAGAGTGCTAAAATAAGGCATTTCTCATACCTCTTTATTATAAAAGGGATGCATTTAACGTATATGTTAGGTGTGTCTCTTTTATATTACTCTTTAATTATAGAAAGGAGTGATACTATGTTTCCTTACAACAATTTTCTGCCACAATTCCCACAATCAAATCAAAAGATAAAGTATGTCAGCGGTAGGGCAAGTGCTGAAGTATATCAGATGAACCCTAACGATGAAGAAGTGCTTTTTGATAATTCAAAAGATACTTTCTACCTGGTGCGAACAGATGCAAGCGGTATCAAAAGTATTACCGAGTGCGACTTTGTAATAAAGAAGCCTGAAGATAAAACAAATAACTTTGTAAGCAGAACTGAGTTTGATGAACTTAAGGCAAAGATAGATGAATTAGTAAAGAAGGGAGCTGGTGAAGATGAACAGTCTAATTAATGGAAACGATAACACTACTGGTAATTTTCTTAAAGTAGATGAAAGTAAAATAGCTTTTGTTAAAAATATGCTCAAAGAAAAAGGAATGAGTGCAGAAGCTATGGTTAGGCAAATCTGCACTCAAAGGGGTATAGATGTAGAGCAGTTTATGTCACAGTTCAAGTAGATTTTTTGGTGAATCTACCTCTGTTTGGTAAATATTCTTTAGAGAATATTGTTTCAAAATCGTAACCTTTTTTGTATCTACTTCTTGCGGTTTCGTTATTGATTCCATATTCTTTAGCCCAGTCAGTTAAACACTTAGTAATTCCGTTATGGGTAATCATTAAATTGCTTTTTACGTTTCTTTGCTGGTCGTAAGCTGATATATAACGACAATTATCAGGGGAATAGCCTTTGTTATTATCAATTCTATCAAGGGTGGTTTTAGGCGGTCTACCACCAATGCTATCAACCCAAGCATAGAAATTGTGCGGAGAATCTAACCACTCTTTGCATACAGTAATTCCACGACCACCATAATAATTGTAATTCTTATGTTTAGGGTTATAACACCTGGCAATCATAGAACTATATTCTTTATATAAAGGGTGTTTAGAACCGCCATGAGTGGTATGAAAAGCTATTATGGCTTTCTTTTTGAAACATCCACAAGATTTATACATAGGTTTATTAAACATATAGGGCAAAAGATAAAAGATATTGCCACAGTTGCATAAACATTTAAGCTCATAACGATTTTTGTAATTATGTTTTTCTATATCTATAACAGTATAGTAGAAACATTTTTTACCAATATAATCAGATTTATTTATTTTCAAAATACATCACCTACCTTCTATATAATCATAGCAATTATTAACATTATTTTCAATCCAATTACCGAAGTCGACTAAGGTTTTAAGGATAAATAACAATTAAAGAAAGGAAGTGAAAATTATGGATAGTTCAGCTTTTGGAGAAGGCTCATGGATTTTTGGCCTTATAGTATTACTTGGTTTGTTTGGCGGCTTTAATGGCGGCGGTTTTGGTGGCAATAATGCTGCTATGACTGGTATGGCTACTATTGCAGATGTAAACGCTGCTAATGCAGCACAGACATCACAGCTCAATCAGCAGTCAATCCTTTTAAGTTCAGCTAACAATAACTTTGAAATGAGTAGACAGTTAGCAGATCAGAATATGTTTATGGCAAATCAGAATAATGCTAACGCTACAAACATTTTACAAGGATTTAATGCTTTGCAGATGCAGATTGCTAATCAGACAAGTACAATAAGCTCTAAACTTGATGCACTTGGATTCAATATGGAACAGTGTTGTTGCTCTATAAAGACAATGATTAAAGACAATCAGATAGCAGACCTACAGAACCAGCTTAACAATGCTAACAACATTGCGGTTAATTCAGCTCAGTCTCAGTATCTTCTTGGACAGATGGGTAAGTGGGTAGCTAACGCAAGTGCTACAGCATAGTTTATGGGGCAGTGTAACAGCTGCCCTATTTTAAGGAGATGAAATATGAAAAAGATTAAAGAATATGTAGAAGGCATAGCGGATGAACTATGCGGAGCTAAAGACTACGCAGAAAAGAGCCTTTGGTATAAGGCTAAAGGTTCACCAAGATATGCCACATATAAAGCAATGGCACAGACTGAACTAGACCATGCAGAGAAGCTTCATCAGATGGCAGTAGAGGACATAGAGGAACTTAAGAGAGTATATCCTGAAGTTCCACAAGAGATGGAAGATGCATGGGTAAAAAGTCATAAGGATTTTGTTGAAAAAGTTGCATGGATAAAGCAAATGCTGGCCATGTAAAATTTTATAAAAAACTTTTCAAAAAGGTAAACTATTTTGAAAAGTGGGTGTATATTAAAAGAGTAATAATCCTGGTATACATAAAAAAGTGTATTGTCAATCCAATACCGCTAGGGCAACACCACTGTCCTAGCTCCCCCCATGAACTATCTTATGTTCCCATACATAAGCAAACATAAAATATTCTCCTGGAAGAAAAGACCAGTATCGCTAGCTGGTCTTTTTGATTGCCTATAAAATATAAATATGCTATTATTAGCAAGTCGAAAAACTAATGGTTATCGACACAAAACCGACACGAAATAATATAAAAGCCTTATTTTACAAGGGATACAAGGCAAAATAAATAAGGTTCGATTCCTGCCAAGTGCGGTTAT